ATTTATGATTAATGGATCTCCCTTTCATTACGGGCGATTTCTTGTAGCGTATATACCACTTCATTCTTATGATACTTGCACACAATATCCTCCAACTATTGATCAACAAACTCTTTGGCCGATAGTCGCTTCGCAGAGGTTGAAGGTATTTTTGGACCCTTCTGAAGGACAAGGTGGAGAATTGGTGTTACCTTTTGTGTGGCCATATGACAATTTGGATCTTGCTAATGGTGACTTCAATAACGTTGGTCAGCTTTTCTATTCTGATTTGAATACGCTTAAACATGCCAATGCTGCGACTACGGGTATTCAAATTACATATGCTATTTGGGCTGAGGATGTTAACATGGGTATTCCGACAACAGTTGGTATATCTGGTTTAGTTTCTCAGAGCAATGAAGTATTTCCAGCTTCTCCTGCTAGACCTACTATTGACATTCCGAGTATAGCTTCTCCTAAAGCTGGAAGAGATGTTTCAATCACATGCACTTGTTGTTCATTACATAGGAAGAAGAAACCTGAACCTTTACCTTTTTCCAACCAAGCTAAAGAAGAATATGCTGATCAGCCTGTCTCTAAGTTAGCTAGCAGTGTGGCACGTGCAGCAGGATCTCTTAGCAATGTTCCTACTATAGGTGCATTTGCTAGAGCAACTGAAATTGGCGCAACCATAGTCGGGGCTGTTGCCAAATCTTTTGGATTTTCTAAACCAGCCGATCTGTCTAGACCCATTGCGCGAATGACACCACGGTATATTGGTGAGCTTGCTCTTACTGATGGTACGGATCCCGTTGCCAAACTTAGTGTTGATTCCAAACAAGAAGTAACCGTTGATCCTCGCATATGCGGTATTGATCTTGGAGATGAGCTCAATCTTGCTTATATAGCTGCACGTGAAAGCTTTATCACTCAATTTTCTTGGGCTACTACCAAAGTTAGTGGTGATTTGTTGTTTAATTGTCGAGTCAACCCTTTTTTGGGAACTACTTCTACATTGCGATACTCACCAGCTTGTGAATTTGCTTCTATCCCATTTAATCATTGGCGTGGGCATATGGCTTTTAGGATTCAAGTGGTCGCATCTAGACAACACCGTGGTAGATTAGCTATTGTATGGGATCCTAACTATGTTAAAACTTTCGAAACTAATATGGCTCATACAATGTTTGTCGATTTGGATGAAACTAGAGACGTTGTTATTAAAATTCCGTGGGGTCAACGCATGTCTTATCTAGGCATTCCTTCTAATGTTACCTTAGCTAATAATTTTGGTACAACCGCAATAACTTCTAGTGATTTGAGTGGTTCCAATGGTGTCTTAGCTGTTTATTGTCTTAATGAGCTAGCTGTTCCAAATTCAGTTGCAAATAATGACGTTCAAGTCAATTTCTATGCATGTCTTTGTGATGCTGATTTTGCAGCTCCAAACACTAAACCTAGTAATATAACTTATATGTTACAGTCTAATGAAGAATTTACTCAAGAGACTAAAGAAGAAACGTGTTCAGAAGACGCTGTTTTGGTGGCACCAACAGTAGAAGATAGTAAGATGAGTCTAGTGTATTTTGGTGAACAAATTAAAAGTTTTCGTCAACTTTTTAAAAGATATGCTTTGTGTTATACTGACATGTTTTTAAACACCAATTACACTACTACCAAATCTAAATGTGTTGCTAATGCCATTAGACCCAAGTT